CTTCAAGTGGATGTTTGGAGGCGTGCAGCAACAGAGCGTGCACAACGAGGGCAAGCAAGCCCAGACCAAGAGGAAGTACACCCGCCCCCAAGTTGAAGCGCAGCTTGGAAGTCCACCGGAGGATGTTCGTCAGGACATCGTGTACAACAACACCTACAAGGTGTTGTGCGATGGCCAGGCGCTCGGGCAGGCCTTGTTCGTGAGGGATCGCATGTGTATCATGCCCCTTCACTTCAGGACTGCTCTTGGCAAGGAGGATCCACACAGCACCGTTGAATTCGTCAGTGCTGCACAGTCTGGTCATTGCTTGAGGCTAACAGTTGAGCAACTGTTGAGCTTTGAACATGACTGCTATGCGAGCGCAGACATCTGGTTTGTGGTGATGGCGCGTGGGTGCATTCAGGCCCACAGGGACATTGTCGGGTACTTCCTGCCAGAGAAGAGCGTCACCCAGGTGCTCAGCAAGAAGGGCAATGTGCCAGTGAGGCTGGATGTCGCCAGACACAGACTCCTTTTTGGGAAACACGACCTTGACAGGACAGTGTTCCTCAGCAATGAGTGTGTGTATGGCAACAACCTGCAGTACACAGGAGGCGGGAATATCACCGATTATTTCCGCTACCCCGCGGCCACCAAGCAAGGTGACTGTGGGGCGCCTCTGATGCTGCAGGAGCCACGTTTTTGGAACGGGTGTATTCTTGGGATGCACGTAGCGGGCAAGGCCGATTTTCTCACTCGCACAGGGTATGCCACTGTGGTATGCCGTGAGCTGGTGCAGGAGATGTGTGCCAAGCACAAGCTGATCGAGGACAGGTTTGCAGAGGAGCTTGCGGTGGATGGCATTCAGTTGTCGCCCATCAGTGAACCGGAGCAGCTTGCACATGCCCAGACAGGCCTCATCGCTGGGTCCTTCATTGGACTTGGAGTTGTGCCTACTGAGTATGGTGTGAGTTTGCCAGTGGAGAGCAAGCTGAAGCCCTCTGGCTATTGTGGTCATGGTGAGCCTCAGAAGCTGCCAGCCAAGTTGAGGCCATTCTACAGCCCAGAGGAGGGCAAGATGGTCTTTCCTATGGTGAAGGCAGTTTCCGGCTACCAGAGCCCACTTGTGTACAAGCCTATGGAACGCCTGGGAAGCATTGTGGCTATGGCCACGAAGCGGCACTTCGAGCTGAGCAAGAAGTGCTATCGTCAGGTGATGAGCATTGTGGATGCAGTGGTTGGCATTGAGGGCTTGAAGAGCAAGAAGATCAGGAGAGACACAGCTGCTGGCTGGCCCTGGTCCAAGAAGTATGGTGCTGGAAAGTACGCCTTCTTTGGGGAGGGTGCTGAGTATGAGCTGTCCGGGCCTGCATGGGATGAGCTGGTGCGCAAAGTGGTGCACATTGTGGATTCAGCCAAGAATAACATCAGGCTGGCCCACATCGCCACGGACTTCTTGAAGGACGAGCTGAGATCTCCGGAGAAGGTCGCCACGGGAGCAACGAGGCTCATCTCGGGCTGCAGTTTGTCGTACACAATCGCAGTCCGGATGTACTTCTATGCTTTCATGGTGTCCATGTATGAGACTCACACCGAGTCTGGCATGGCGCCAGGCATTAATAACTACAAAGACTGGCACAAGCTTGGCATGAACCTGAGCAAGTACCCATGCGTGTTCGCTGGGGACTTTAAGGGTTTTGATGCCTCAGAGCAACCATATGTGCACTATGCCATCCTGGAGTACATCAACAGGTGGTATAAGTACAACAACCCTGACTGGAAGGAGGAGGATGACCGCGTAAGGATGGTGCTCTTTCAAGACCTGGTGCACTCCAGGCACCTCAGTGCTGCCACTGGGGTCGCTACCACTGTGATACAGTGGAACAAAGCGCTCCCATCAGGGCACCCCCTCACCACGGCTGTCAATTCGTTGTACAGCCTTGTCACCATCACCGCCGCATATGCACGCCAGACCGGGGACTACATGAACATGTGGGACCGGGTCTTTGTGTGTACGTATGGCGATGATAACGTGCAGAGTACCACGCCTGCTGTGGCCGAAGTCTTCAATCAGACCACAGTTTCAGAGCGCATGAAAGAGGACTTTGACCTGGTGTACACATCAGAGAAGAAGGACGGCACCCTGTGCACCACCACCACCCTGGATGATGTTTCCTTTTTGAAGAGAGAGATTGTACAGGACGAAGGAGCCCCGGGAGGGTGGGTAGCGCCCCTTGATGAGGGCAGCTTCCTGTTCCCACCTTACTGGTTTCGCAACAACCGGTCGGGTTTGACGGAGGTAGGAGAGAACTTGCAGCGTCTTCTCGAGGAGGCGGCGCTGCACCCAGCAGACCAGTGGGACAGGCTGACACAGCCTGCCTACGCTTACGCGGAGGAGCATGGCATTAAGTTGCTGTGCTATTCGCGCGAGCACGCGTGCGAGATTGTTTACGCGCGCACGGATTGGTATTGACCTCACATACGGTGGCTGCTTTGTACATATTGTGCTCCGGCACAGCAGCTACGTCAGGATAGGGTTCCCGGTACTACTCAGAGGATTCAGAGAGTAGAGCACGCCCTTATGTGCTTGTGTAGGCATATGAGGGGCATAGTTTACACACTTCACTGTTAGATGTAGATCGTAACTTACCCGTAGAGGTTAATGAGTGTAGCACTATAGATGGGTTGTCTGTTCCGTCAGGTATGACTGAGAATAACGCCGGTGTTATGTTTTCCGATGAGGCTCCTATTTGTGCTGCTCCAGCACAGACTGTGGCCTCTGGCATGTATAAAGCAGATGTGGATATGCAGGATATCAAGTCTTATCTTGGTAGACCTGCTTTGATTAGTTTGGGTTCCCTCTCGGCGACCACTTCTAGTCTTTTTAACACACCTGCTAGTTGGACCACCCTGTCTTCTTTGATCCCATTCTTTGAGGACAGGTTGCGTGGAGTGCAGGGTCTTAGAGCCACCCTAGTGTTTACTGTTGAGCATGCTGCCAACCCCTTTCATCAAGGGTTGTTGGTGTCTTGCTTCCAGTATGGCGCTGGTGCGGCCTATGCTAGGCATTCCACACCATGGGCCTGCACCAATCTCCCGCATGTTAGATTAGATTTATCCAGCAACACTATGTCTGTGTTGCGGGTACCTTATCTGGCAGAGTATGAGTATTGGGGCAGGGCAACAAATGAGAGCACTAGAGAGTCTGGTGAGTTTAACTTGTTTCAGGTTCTTCCCACGCCACTATTGGCCAACTCCAGTACCCCCACGTTTAAGGTTTTCCTACACTTGGAGGATATTGAGTTGATCGGTAGGAGGCCGGTTGCTGATGTTGTCACTGTGACCCCTCAGGCTGGTTCCTTGCAATCCAGGGAATCAGCTTCTGTGGGTGCGGCTTCGGGGATTCTAGAGGCTAGCAGTACGTTTGCTAAGGCTGTGGGGAATCATATGCCTTCCTTGCGAGCATTCGCATCGACGGCGTCTTGGTTCCTTTCGGCCTCAAGTAAAGCTGCTGCTGCTTTCGGGTTTTCCAAGCCTGTTGATTTGGGTCCAGTTTTGCGCACCATTCGTTTTCCTAGCTTCTTTGAGCAGTCGGTTGACAGTGTGGCTCCTGCTATTGTTGTGGGTGGATTTCAGTCCAACCAGGTTTCGGTTCATTCCAAGTCTGGTGGTTCTGAAGTAGACGAAATGTCTTTTGATACTATTTTGACTAGATATTGTCAGATATTTCGTGGAACTTTCACCACAGCATTTTCGCATGGGGCTACCATTTATGCGTCGGCGGTGTGCCCTTACCACATGTGGTTTAGGGTGCAAGGCCTCACTTCACCTGGTGGTAATATCGCTTTGCCAGCGTTTTCGGCGTTGGGTAACGCGTATCAACCATCTAGTATCATGTATTTTTCCCAGTTTTTCCGGTATTTCCATGGTAGTTTTAGGTATAGAGTGACGTTTGCCAAGTCTAAATTCCATACGGGTAGGATTTTGTTTACGTTTGTTCCCGGCTCAGTAGCCCAGCCTAATGTCTCTTCTTTTGCTAATGCAGGGTCTGCTCCTACGCCTTTTGCGGGGCGTTTGCAGCCTTCCCAGCTTAGTAAGATTTTTGATTTGAAGGATGGCAACTGTTTCGAGTTTGATGTTGATTACATTTTTCCTACCCCATATGCTACAGTGACATCGTCTTTAGGGGCGGTGTCAATGCAGATAATGGATCCCTTGGTTAATAACGGTGAGTCTTTTGGTACTATTTCATACTTGGTAGAAGTTTGTGCTAAGCCTGGATTCCATTTTGCAGGTTTGAAGTCACCCGCTGCACCAGCTTTCAGTCAGTTTGGATCACCTGTTGTGTTACAAGCTGGGACTGGAGTTGTTGCAGAGGATGTCGCAGACCTGACTGTTGGGGAGAAGTTCATGAGTGCAAAGCAGTTAGCGATGGCAGCAACGGTGCGTCGATTTGACAACGCCAATGCTACTATTACTACAACTGCTTTGCCTTACTGGACTTCTAACTGCACATGGCCTACGGCGTCAGCTGCCATAGACACTGCCACTAGGGACTTTCCCCTTACGCGTAGTGCCATGGTCGCTGCCTGCTATGGTTATTGTGTAGGCTCAACTTTACTCACTGTACATAGTCCATTGTCTGCTGCGTCCGCAATAAAAGTTTATGTTGAAGATGCTGATTTCAATTTTGCTGTTTCTGGACCCTCTAGTATATATAGGTCGGACTCACCTGCGCATTCGGTTTCCGTTTTGTCACAGTTGGGTCTTTCTGGTGGTACATATTTGTTGCCAACACTTTCGCCTACGTTGAGATTTGATCCTGCTGGTTTGACCAACATTTATTCATATGGTGGGAGCCTTCCTGCCTTGTTTGATACCCCCATTTCTACAACGTATAAACTTGCTGTCCGCAATAATGATGGTGCTGCCAGGAATATATATGTGGGCGTCGCGGCAGCAGACGATGCCCGGGGGCTCGCATATTTGGGGCCCCCACTTTGCTTGTTGCGTACCAGCGCTGCTGGTGCCACGAGCTGGACCACAGGTAACGCCTTTTGATTAAGGCAGTGTGCACCTATAAGCACACCGTGAACACCCTTCTGAGAGAAGGCGAGGGAGGATTCGGTTCACAGCAGGGACGCCTGCGCCCAAGAGGGCAAAGACACGTAGTTGTGCACTTTACGCACGGATTCGCTGGCGAGACCAGCGGGGTTTGCACGTACCTGTAAAGCGTGTTGTGGTCGCTCCCCCGAATGAAGACGGGGAGTGGTTTGCCACGAGGGCTGTTTAACAGCCTCCGCGTAGCGGTTTTTCTTTTAGTGAGAGAGGCCGACTGCGCCGATCTTTGAAAAGACCGACTCTAGCCGGCTCCATGAGCCATTTGACATTACCATTGGTAGGACTCGAAATACCCACAATACCGGCTAAGGGCCGGCAACTTTTCTGGTATTTTGGGATTGTCC